CTGACTTCCAACCAAAACCTATTGAAGAAATAACTTTTTTGAAATGTTATTTTATCAAAATTAATGGAAGATATTACCCCAAAATGATTTTAGAAGATTTGTTAGAATCTATTAATTGGATTAGACAAACACCAACATCACCACTCCCAGAAATGGCATGTGAATCTAACTGCCAGGACGTTCTTAGAGCTCTCTTCTATCATGGAGAGGCTGTCTACAAACATTATTATTCCTTATTGGTCAAATTTAGGCCTCAGTACTTATTATATCAGTATAAAGAACTGGAGCAAGAATTTTATCAAAAAGGAGTAGTAGCAGATCTATCCGGATTTTTTACATTAGGATCTCATTCCGAAGTGAAAGACTTTGACATTTACCGCAAGTACAACCTAGAAATAGAGAATGATGATATCCAAGAAAATCTCGATATCACCAATATTAACATGAATTCAATCCAAGCAAATAAACAAATGGACGTTTCCTCCACTCAAGTAACCAATGAATCCATTGGCGTACAGTTAATCGCCCAAAAATCTCCTAGTACTAGCTCTATTCCAACTGCTAATAATACTAGATCATCGAAGATTAACCCAGAAACCCCATTCAATTTGGCTATGTCTTTAATAAGATTTACCCAATTTGCCAATTTATCAGTTGATGGGACTCCATCACCAGGATCAATTATAGCCCAATGGAATGTAATTGAGGACCTTTTAACTGGATCAAATACTTATCCTTTCACGCAGTTTCTTAGATGGAAATGTAGAAAGATAGTTATTGAAATCCAGTTAACAGGTTGTCAATTCTCCTCAGGCAAAGACCTCCTAGTGTGGCGCCCTACCATGTTAGATAAATCATTGATCTCTAGACCTCCAACCCTAGATGAATGTATTCTCCTCCAGCATGTTGCTTTAAACCCAACATCAAATACTACAGCTAGAATGGAAATAACACCTGTTTATTTTAAACAGTGGTTAGATCTAGTTTCACAAGATCAATTTGGACAACTTTTGTTAGTACGTCAAAATGTTTTCTCAGTAGGATCAGGCCCAACAAACTATGGCTTGAAATTACTAGCATCCATTGAAGACGCTGACTTTATTCTCCCAGCACCAATACCCCC